CGATGTGAAGGCACTAAATTTAGCATACGACCAAACGGTCACTGAGCTTGAATCATATTTTGATTTATGCAGGACGTCTTACGACGAACGAAGAAACTTCTGGCCAGGCAAGTCCAGGGATCACCGAAAGCACGGATCTGATGCATTTCCCTGGGAGGGAGCATCTGACATTGAGTGCCACATCATAGATGAGCGTATTACTCGACTAGTAGCATTGTTCATGTCCTCACTTCGTCGGGCTAATGTCCGAGCCTTTCCCGTAGAGAGTGGAGACATACAACGAAGTAAACTAGTCTCAGGATTTCTTAAGTGGATGGTCAGCTCAGGATACATCCCTCGCTTTTATAGAGAGATGGAGCTAGGTGCTAACTACCTTCTGGAGCGCGGTATATTAATAACATATATCGGATGGCACAGGGAGGACAGAACTTTTAAACAGCTGATTGATTTGAATCAGATTGCAGAAATAAGCCCTGAGGCCGCAATGGCCATACAGTCAGGGGATTCGGACGAGGAGTTAACACTCCTCCTTCAAAACACATTTGATGGAGTAACAGAGAAAAGAGCCAAGAAGGCACTAAAGCAGCTAAGAAAAGAAGGGGTTACTGAACTACCGATTGTAAAACGGCAAGTGAATTCCCCCGAAGTTAAAACACTGGCACCCGACGGCGACTTCTTTTTTCCTCCATATGTTACTGACCCACAGCGGGCACCGTATTGTTTCTGGAAGACTTACTACACAGCACAAGAGTTGCAGACAAAAGTATCTACAGATGGATGGGACGAGGACTTCGTTGATTATATTATATCCAAATACAGGGGTGTAAATGTTAATAGCGTTGAGCGCGTCCAGGAGGGAAGACGCAGCATAAGTTTTTCGGACAGTTCATCCGAGGCCGACGAGCTGATTGAAATAGTTTACGGATACCAGAGGCTAATTGATGAGGAGGATGGATCCGAAGGCATTTATTGTACAGTATTTCACAAGGATTTCAGCGGAGATGAGATTGTTCCTGGTTACGCTAAGTTTGAATTATTGAACGGATACGAGGACTACCCAGTTGTAGTAACTCGATTAGCTGAGGATACAAAGCGTCTGTACGATACCCAGACAATCCCCGATATCCTTCGCGGTATTCAGAACCAGGTAAAGGTTGAAAAGGATTCAAGGATTGATCGAAACAGTCTAGCAACCCTACCTCCGATCCTTCACCCAGTAGGACAGGCTCCTTCGGACTGGGGTCCAGGTCGGATGATTCCATATCGCCGAAAGGGTGATCTTGATTTTGCTCCAACTCCCGCATTTAATCAAGGCTCCCTGGAGATGGAAACTAATCTTACAAACCTCGCGGATCGACTTGTAGGTTTGGATGAGGAATCCCAAATGAGTTCAATCCGTCAGCAGTTCCTCGTGGATAAGTTCCTTAGCCATACAGCCGAGGTTCTACGAATGGCATTCAAGTGCTTTCAGCGATTTGGACCAGATGAAGTATTCTTCCAAGTAACTGGTGTGCCTGATTCACAGGTATTCAATAAGGGTAACCCTGACGAAAACTTTGATATATTGATTAACTTTGATGTCCTTAACGCGGACCCAGACAATATTCAAAACAAGCTCAAGCAGTTCGCTGAACTAGCCCAGTTCAATACTAACAACAGGATGAGTATGGACAATTTCTTGGATATTGCGGCCAGTGCTATTGACCCAGTTATGGCTGATGCTATTCTACAACCAGTTGAAAACGCTCAGGAGGAAATAGTCAAACAGGTCACGGATGACTTAGCTAAAATCTTTGCTGGTATTGAGATGCCCGCCAGACAATCAGGAGCGCAGATTGCCATGCAGGTTATACAGGAATACACACAGCAGCCAGACATTGCACAGCGCGCAGCTGCCGATGAAGCCTTTGGCGCAAGACTACAGAAGTACATTGGTCAATATACATTTCAAATGCAACAAGCTCAGAATGCTGAGATTGGTAGACTAGGAACATCCCCAGCACAGATGGGCGAAGTTGATACTCAACAAATGTAATGGTAAATATACAGGACGATATAAAATCCCTTCAGAACTATGAATCCTTTGCTAGGTTCATGAGTTTAATTCACTCCCTGAGGGAGGAAACAATTTCGGAGTTACACGAAGCTCCATCGGACAAGATGCAACAAATATCAGGTCGTATACTTACATATGACCAGATGCTACAGATGTGCGACTGGGAGAAACTTCAAAAAACTTTTAGGGACAGGATGTAACCACCTGTGCTATAATCCAAACATCGCAATCTCTCGGCGTAAATGAGTGGCTATTATGACAGATGAAAACACGACTGCAGACTCTGGGGCAGAACAAAAACCAGTGGAAAATACTAATATATCCGTAATGGATCTTGCAAATCGCCGATTGGGCGAGATGAACCCTGAGCCAAAAGCTGAGGAAGAATCAGAACCAATTGTTGATGAATCAAATGAAGAGAACTCAGAGGAGGTCATTGGGGAAACCCAGGAAACCGAAGAAGAGAACTCAGAACTTGATTTAGATTCCGAGGATGTTCTTTCACAGATTGACTTGGACACTATGTCCGAGGAGGAATTACAGGAGTTATCCGAAAAGCTAGGCAGTAAGGCTGTTGCTAGATTTGGTGCTTTGACGGCAAAACGCAAAGCAGCAGAGGAGCGATTAGAATTACTTGAGGCAGAACTCAAAAATAGTAAGAACCCTCTTGATAACCAAAAGAAAATAGAAAACAATCCTTTTAGCTCATTGGAAACAATTGAGCAGTTGCAGATGAAATCTGCGGAGGTTGATAATATTATCGAATGGGCCGAGGACTTATTGTTTGAGAGCGATGGCTATGCCGCTGACGATGTAATAACAGAATTACAGGGAAGCGAGTTAACCAAAGCCGATGTCAGACGATCACTACTCCAGGCCAGGAAGGCGCATAAAACATTCTTACCTGATCAATTGCGAAAAGTAGAGGCCCAAATTCAAGGGACCGAACTTGAATCCGCATTTGTCGAACGGGCAAAGGGTGAGCTATCTTGGCTTGAGGGCGATGACAATGACACCAGGAGACAATACGAAGCCACCATATCTGATCCTAGGTTTAAGAAACTAAAGGAAATTGTTAAAAAGGAGGCACCTGAAATATCTGGTCAACTTGATTACTTCTTTGCCCATGCTACTAACAGTATGTATGGCCGCAAGGCGGTGCCTCAGGGCAAATCAGGAATGACTATGAACCCTCCTAAAACTGGGCCAACTGGCTCCGCTAAATCGGACAAGTCAAAGTCAAGAACTGCTAAGGCACTCCAGAATCTGCAAAGTCAATTCAAACAATCGGGTAACGCTCGTGATTTCGCTGAACTTAGAAAACTACAAATGGCTTCACGCCGATAACTATAACTCATTAATAATATAATATAATGTCATTCTCAAATACATTCGATACCACCAATACAGGTTCGGGCGTTTCTAACCGCGAAGACTTGACTGATGTCTTGACTATCCTCGCTCCAGAAGAAACTCCTATCCTTTCATCTGCTAATAAACAGAAAGCCTCTGCTACCGTTGTGGAGTGGACTGTTGATACACTTTCAGCTCCCAGCACTGCTGGTATTTCTGAAGGTGCTGACGTTACCGCATTCACTGACAAGTTTGCTGGTCGTGCTAAATTAAACAACCGCGTTCAAAAGTTCCGCCGTGACTACATGGTATCCGATATGCAAGAAGCTGTCGATTCCGTAGGTCCTGCTAAGATTGCTCAGGCTGAAGCCAAAGCTATCCGTGAACTCAAGCGCGACATCGAAGCCACTATTGCTGGTACTCAGGACTCAGCTACCGAAAACGGTGCTGGTGTTGCTAATGCCCTTCGTGGTCTTGGTGACTGGCTTGACTCCGCTGGACCTGCCGATGTACCTTCTGACTTCCGCACAAAAGCTGACAGCATCTACACAGTTGCAGAAGCAGGTGCTTCTCCATTCAGCGAAAGCGATCTTAACGGCATCATTAGCTCTATCTTCCGCGTAACTGGTTCTGCAAACAATCTTATGCTTGTTGCTGACACTGGCCTACGCCAAGTTATTGCTGACTTCGCTCGTGTGTCTGCTGGTGCAACTGAAAGCATCCGCTCGGTGAACTACGACGGCAACAGCGGTTCAATCAAGCTATCTGTTGACCTCTATGAGTCCGATCATGGTGTTGTCTCCATTGTTAACCAAAATCCTGACTGCGCGCCTAACTTCGGCGGTAACACAGCTACTGGTTCTGGTTACATCGTAAACCCAGAATACTACGGTATTCACGAGCTTATCCCAATGGGATCAACTCGCCTTCCAAATCTTGGTGGCGGTGAGCGTGGATTCGTTGACTGTGCATTGACTCTCGGTGTTTACCATCCTGGCGCACACGGTGTCATCCAAGACGTAACCTAACCCCCAAATAAAGGAAATATAATATTATGTCTAAATTAACCGTAAATGAAAGCCCACAAGGTTTTACTGATGAAATTTCAATCTCGTTTGAAGATTTTTCAGTAGCTAATGCTGGCACTCTTGCAGACCGTGTGACTAAAACATTCACATATGTTATTCCC